GACATTGGCTCCAGGATTGGGTTTCTGTGTGTCTGCAATGGCAGCCGTGATCTGTGGTTTTAGTTCAGTTTTTAACAAGTTGGCCTGCCCTGATCCGTCATCTGGAAGTTGATCAATATTCACATCAGCCAGTTGATTTACAAATTGATATAATTCTTTTTCCAGTACACCACGATCAAGTTGAGCCGCTGAAGTAACAGGATTGTTTGTTTTAGGGTCGACAGATTTCAACAGTAGTTGTTGCACATTTTGTGCCCAGCGTTTTTGCATTTCTTTGGCCAAGGGTGCCAATAACGATTTATTAATTTCGCCAGCGGCACCTTGACGTAAATTACTATCAACTTTTGGCCCAAGACGGTCTTGGTTCAAGGAATCCAAAGGATTGGCCACCCCTGCTGATTTGTACAGCATGTTGGTAAGTCCAGACACTACATCTTCTTTTATTGGCTTGCGTGTTATTTCATGAATCTGCATTGGTTTTCCTAACGGATCTGGAAAACTTTCCAGCATCCTTTGTTCTTATGGCATTGAGCAATTTTCTTGTGAGATTTTCTGCTTGTTCAGCACCAAACTCTTGTTCAATTTGTTCTACTAATCTAATGGCGCTGGCAATGATATTGTCAGCCCGGCTTTCAATAATCAGGCGACGATCACGCTCAACATACATTGAGTCCAATTCTTCTAACAAACTACGTGTCTTTTTTTGCATTCGATCAAGAGCCTTTGGATTATTTAGTGCTTTTTAGATTCTAATAAATATCTGTTACTGCTTTCAAAGCCAAGGAACACAAATGACCAGTCAAATCAACCCATTAAATATCGATGCCACATATCCTGTGGCTGGGCAACCCAATAACACACAGGGTTTCCGCGATAATTTCACTGCCACACAGACCAATTTTGGTTATGCCAAAAACGAAATAACAGATTTACAAACCAAGGCAGTATTAAAGGCAGCACTCACTGGCACCACGCTGGACAACAACATGAATGATGCACTGCTTTATGCTGCCAAGATACAAGATTTTAGCGCAACTGCAGTGAGCATTACGACCACTTCGGGGCCAGTCGCCGTGGATTATACCACAGGGCATTATCAAAGTCTGTCACCATCAACTGGCAGTGTGAGTTTGAGTTTTACTAAATGGCCAGCCAGTGGCAGCTACGGCTTAGTAAGATTGAGAATTTACATAACCAATACTGCGTACACTGTGACATTGCCGGCAGCCGCAACTCAAGGTGTTGCAGGTATTCAGGGCTATGCTGCCAACATAATCACATTTGGTGCCACAGGTTATTATGAGTTTGAATTTAGTACAGTGGACGGTGGTACCACAATCACTGTGGTGGATTTAAATCGTCCTTTACTGGCATCTGCTGGAAATTACATTGGGTACAGTACTGGATCAGGTGGCACAGTTACTCAGTCTGCAATAACATTAGGTGGTGTAGTAATTTCAGGCACAGGCGGCACATTTACATGCAGTGCGGCTGCTAAAACTTTAGTAGTTGGAGATACTCTTACAATTAGCGGAACCTACGGCGGCTCAGGTTCTATCAGTGGATATGCAAATCCTACCACTTACTATGTTATTGCCACCAATGGATCAACAACATTTACTCTGTCTGCCAGTCTAGGTGGCGGTGCAATAACTACCACAGCAGGTACTCCATCTGGACTTACTTACACTGTAAACAGCAAGACTTACGGAGTTACTTTAAACAAGCCTAGTGGTCAGATTACTACCACAGCCTCGGCATTGGGTGCTGCTGCTGAAACATCTTTTACGTTAACTAATTCTACAATTGCTGCCACAGATGTAGTGTACGTATGTATTGCGTCTGGCGCCACTGCTGGGGCCTACAATGTACAAGTTGATGCTGTGGCTGCGGGCAGTTGCCAGATTAGTATCAGTAATCTAAGTGCAGGAACACTTAGCCAGGCATTGGTATTAAACTTTGTAGTAATTAAGGCTGTAGCGGCTTAATTAGTTCCCACAATTTAGGAAACGTCTCAGCTAGATCTTGTTTGCGCAACAGGTCTAGCTTTTTTGTTGTGCTCCAAAACTTAGCCCATAGTTCAGACTGATTGTCCAAGGGCATGTCCATGAAGTCAAGTATGCTGGCAACTTGATGTCCTGTTCCGGCCAGGTGTGTTCTAACATGTTGTTTAACTTCATCAGGCAACACACGTACATTGATATGCTGTGGATGGTGCACCATGTTAAAGAAGTAGCCTATGCCACGGGTTTTAAAATACTGTTCAATCTCCCCAAGATACAAGATGTTGTAGGCACATACAGTGACACACACGCACATGTTGATATTAGAGTGTTGTCGCACCAGTTCCTGATATCTATCCAGGTTCTTTTCCACTGTGCTCCAAGTTTCCCCGTAGCGTATGTAATCAAAATGCGGCCCAATGCCATCTATGCTGATATCCAATGCAACATGTTTGAATTGGGTTAGTATATCAATGTACTTGGGATTCCAAATGGTGCCATTGGTATTGATATGCAGACTTTGTTTACTGGCTAGATTTTTATCCACTGCTTGTTGCAAGATATCAAAAACACTGCTCAACAACATGGGCTCAGCACCATATATGTCATAGTACTTGACATCAGTCAACCATTCTTCCAGGTCATTCCACAGGCGGGTGTTTTCAGGTTCATAACTGCTTTTGATCCTGCCCCAACTGGCCAGATATTTTTTGTAGTCAGGTTCTTGCTTGTGTGCTTCCAGTTCCCAGTAATCTCTATACCATTTGCTTGATACTTCGGGCCAACAGGTTCTACAGGCTAGATTACAGGTGTTGCCCGGTTTGAGATCAACCAAGTGCGGACGTGGCGGGTTTGCGGGTAGGTCAGCAAACTGTTGATTGGCCACAAGTCTGCGACTGCTACGACCTGCATTTTCTTCTGCCCAGCAAGCACTACAGTTAGGATGTTGAACGCCGGCTGAAAGATCAGCTTGTATCTGTTGTCTGGTGGGACTAGTCCAAGCATCCTGCAATGTATTGACGTCAAGGTATAAGTCTTGTTGATTGTTGTCCTGTAGATATGTTTGGCTGTGGCAGCACAGCAAGCACCTACCTGAATTGTGCAGTGCAATGCCTGAATCTGCCCAGGCGCAATATAATGTTGACTCTTGATTCATGTTGTAAATATGTATATGGAAACTACCCTCAACACTAAATTCATTGGCATTCGACGTTTTGTAAGCGAACTAAAACTAGAGTTACCATTTGAGCGAGCGCAGATTATCCAGGAACTTGATAGTGAAGACTGGGTGCCGCATGGAGAAGTTGCTCCTGTGGGGCACAACCCCTGGCCTAACACACGCTACAAGTGTCTGCGGCCACAGTGGAAACATCAAGCACTTACGGCCGTCAGTAGATACTTTGGCAGTGTTGAATTCAAGCGGCAGGCCATTGACTGGATGTATCAAGAGTATCACGGTATTGATGTTACCTGGGGCATGAGTGCAGACGAAATGTGTCGTCGATCAAGAACGCACATTGAGTTTACCAAAGACATGCCAGGGTTTGTGAATGACATACACACAGATTATCGTCAGTTGATTGCCACAGGCATGGTTTACTTTAGTGATCACGACACTCCAGATCTAAGTTCTTATTTTTACACTGATCAAAATCGCAGTAATCCCACACGCATTACAACTGCATTCGGAGATGGATGGTGGCACATGAACAACTATGACACCTGGCACGAAGGGTGGAACCGTACTGATCAAGTACGATACAGTGGGTTGTTAGGCCTAACTATCTACACAGCTGACTTGCCCGAAGACGATCCACAGTTCCCACACTGACTGTTGCATATAATCAGGCGTCCTTGATCAAACTCAGGGATCGCCCAGGTTCGTTCAATTTCTTCAAACCAAGCCATACATTCCTCCAAGCTGTGCTCTATGGCATTGTTTCTGTGAATCATGTGTGCAAATTGTGCATTAGCAGGTTCATGCCAGGCACCGCGTCCAAATGTCTTGGGTTCAAATCCAAGATAACAACACGGATATACATCTCCAGTACTGGCCACATAGATTGACTTTTTCTTTTCAACTTCGCATGTGATAGGCTTCGGTGTTTGTTCTTGTTTTATTTCTTCAAATTTAGTAGGCACAGTGATTCTTCTCAACATCATGTCATCAAAGTTAGTGTACCAGGCAGGTGGTTGCCCTATCCAGTGTGTGAGCTGTTTTTGTTTGTCAAACACAGGACTAGAATTTCTACCGTAGTCCATGAGTTGAAATCTTTTGAATCCCAGGCTTTCACTGAGCTCACGTGCTGTGGCCTGTTGATGGCAATTGTGATCAAAGTCAATCATGCGCCAGGTGGCATGTCCTCCTGCATCAATGAATGTTCTGGCATTTTTAATTACCGTGGCATACACTGTGTTTTGCCTGTACAAGTGATGTGTGTCTTCCAGGCCATCTATACAGAAAAACACACTGACATTGAGTTCAGCAAGCCTGCGCCAAAAGTCTGCGCTTCTTGCTCCGCCATTGGTACTGATGCCTACGTGTATGCGTGATGAATGTGATTGAAAGTATTCAATGATATCAATGGTCTCAGAATTCATTACAGCATCGCCAAAGTTGCCGTTGATGTACAGTTCGTCTAATTGCTGAATAAACTCAGGCTGAAAGATGCGGTGTACATCTTGTAGTGTTAGGTCCCGTTCAATGTAGCCATTGTTGTGAGGATAACCATAGAAACTTCTAGGGCACAATGGACAATTGGCATTGCACCTACTAGAAATTTCCAAATGTACATGACGTATTTGGTCAAATGTGTACATTAGCCAGTTTTAATCTTTCCCAACAACTGTTTGAGCTTGGCACTTTGTACGTCGGCTGTGACTTTTTCTGCTGCCTCAGGTTTTAATTCTTTACCCCCTGATTGATAATCCCAAGCATGTGTTCCTGTAGGCTTTTCCCATTTGGTAGATGTACTGCCGGTTGATTCAGTGTCAGCAACTTTGATTTGACTGCGAGCTTTGATTGAATCCATCAACGAACTCTGCGGCTTGTTATAGCCTGTGCCTTCATCGCCGCCTTCGTCTGTAATACGCATGGTTTCAATGTTGTACTCTAGATCAACTTTTTTCCCAGTACCTGATCCACTACGATTTTTCATACACTGTATTTGATACTTGCCACGCTCTTTCATTGCACGACTCGTAAAGATACCAAACACATTGTCCGCAGTATTAATCTTACTAATGCCACCTGAAATATGTGAGTGGTCAAATTCAACTTCGTCCACCGCACTACGATTTAACTGTGATGCTGTAACAAATAATACGTTTAATTCATCTGCTAAATTACGCAACTCCTCACTCACGTATTTGTCCTTGACAAACAAATCATTTGGGCTAACTTTTGCACTTACTGGCATTAACAAGTCCAGATAGTCCACCATGACAAAATCAACTTTGACGCCAGTTTGTACTTCCATTTCTCTAATGTAAGCACGTATGTCATTGACATTGCTTTGGGCTGGTAATGCCTTGATGCGATATTGTCCAAAGTTTTTCTTAATGGCATTTAATTTCATTACTGCGGTGTCAATGTTAGACCTAATCTCTTTGGTACTCATGTTGCAAATCATAGCATCTGTGCGCAACCCAACTAATCCTTCACTTAATTCTAAACTAATATACACACCGTTAAGTTTTGATTGTAACCAATTAATTGCAATATTCATCATAACTAGCGACTTGCCAGATCCTGATCCGCCTGCAAAGATGTTTAGTTCACCACGACCAAATCCACCATACAATATATGATCTAACCTGGGCCAGCCTGTACTGATCTTATAACCATTATCAAACTGTGCTGGAACACGTTCATTGATGTTGGCGAAGTAGTCAGTACCCAAGTCCTTGGTCAGCGATATTTGTACTGCGTCCTTGATCAGTTTCTCTACTGGATTGAACTCACCTTTTTCCAATAAGTCGTACGATTTTAAAATAGCTCTAGATAGTTCTTCTTTTTTAGTAAAGCCTTCAAACTCCTCCAGAAACCAATTATTATGTTGACTGCCTTGAAGTGCTGGATCTAATGGATTAATTTTGATTCCTGTTTCTACAAAAATTTGTGAGTGAGCAGGCAATGCATTATATTTGTCCCAATAGTCTTTGATAAACCCAGCCGCTGGTCTAATACTTTTATCAAAGTTGGCCGGATTATAAATGTTTAAAACACGCACATATAGTTGTGCATCATCTAACATCATCTCTAAAAATGTTTTTTGGAAATCAATTCCGTAATCTTTTTGCAAGTTGTTTCTTCCTTATTTCAATTTTGTACTTGTTTGTTTCTCTTGCTTGCATTATAGTCAGCAAGGTACCAAGTCGGCCCAACTCTACCACAGCATCGTTTACGTCTTTAACGTGCGCAGGCCAGTTGGGTATGCTCACAGCCCATCCTAGTTCTACAGCACGATCAATTAGTTCTAGGCCAGCCACATCTTGGTCTGGCACTACTGTTATTTGTTTTCCTAGACTGCGTATGAGTCTAGCCTGTCCATCGCTGATGGTGTTGTGCATCACAGCAAGGCCTCCAATGCTGAGTGCATCAAAGATACCTTCCATTACTAACGCATGGTCCCAGGCGGGGTTTTGTAGATCTGTGCCAAACACATAGTTAGGTTGGCTGTCGGATATGTACTTAGGCGTTTTGTTGTCAAGAAATCTACATGTATAACCCACAATCTGGTCATTATGGGTAAATGGAATTATCACATGTGGCCTGGTCCAGTGGATGCCATCGTTTTGTATCTGCACCATGACAGGAAAGTCTTCTGGAACCTTCCTTGAACGCACGTAGTCTCTGTAGTCACCTTCATCTGTCAGCAGTTCAGCATATGGTGGCAGGTCACGTTCTTCAAACTCAACTGCGCTTAGTGTGTTGAATATCTTTTGCCGATCTTCTAATATGCCATTGATGCTTCTATGGCGTAGGCTTTCTAAATTGAGATAATCAATTTCAGCATCGGGTACACCAAGCCAGTTCAAGAGCCTACGGGCCTTAAAGCTCACTGAGCGGCCAAGGATAAAACTAGCGGTGTATCCACAGTTGAAGCAGTGATAACTCCAACCTTGTTCAGTGGCCTTGAGTCCACCACGTTGTCTTTTGTCTATGTTGTTGCCATTATGGCCACAGCAAACCGCATTGAAACTAATCCATCCTGATGGAGTGTGTTTGCGTTTGCTGGGTAAGTAGGAGACAATGTCTAGCATCTGTATAGTATAACAGATTCACGGACAGAAAGCAATCAACGATACATCAAATTGGTAATAGTGCCATTGTTTATGACAACACTGGCGTAGACAGGATTACCAAATGTAATTGGCAAGTATCCAGACCCACCATCGGTTACTGTGATAGGGCCGCAGCCTCCATCAGCACCTAGTGTGGCTGTGGCCTTGGCTCCTGCGCCGTTGCCCACAATCAACACATTTGGAGGAGCAACATAATAGTAGCCAGGATTGTTCACTGTGATTCCTGTGACCACACCATTCACCACTGTGGCGGTGGCGGTGGCACCATATCCTTGGCTTTGATTAAACGCCACACGGATTAGCGGATGAAATCCCACAATGTTGAGATAAATGGTTTCTGTGGCATTTAGATACGATGTAGATGTGGTTACATCATACCAAGGTGCTTCGTAGTCCTGAGCGCCTTGTGCTTTGATTGTGCCTGTAAAATGTGTTAGATCCATTTTGACTGTGGTCAGGCTAGAACCCACTGTGGGAATCTGGCTGGAATAAAATTCAGTAGTTTGAGTGTAGTTAATAGGCTGTGGGTTCAGTGCCCAATCAGGCCAGCCGCTGGGAGGATTCTGTGGCCAACTCATGGGACCGTAAATAGTGGGAATAGTCAAGTTGGCACTGTCTTGGAATTGTGGTAGTATGCTGTCTACAATGTTACAGTCTGCTCGTGCTTGACTATTTGCGTCTGTGTAAACAGCTTGCACATAGTTGCCCGATGTGCGTTGAATACTGTAGCTGGCAGGCTGTGCTATCAAATCAATCGTGTCCTCGCCTGTTAGCACCACCTTGACTCTGCCAGTTGAGGCACTGAGTATTTCCATCTCTTTACTGAGCAGTAATTCATCGCCATTTTGGCTGATCATGCGAAACACAAATGTGCTGCCTGTGACATTTACAGGTTTTTGGTCTTGATTGATAAATTCAAAGAGTAGAACATTATCTACACCTTTGTTAACGGTTAATTGTTTTGCGTACACTGGGTCGTACCTCGCTGTAAAGTATCCGCCACTGGTGTCTATCAAAAGTACCTGGACGATTTGTTGGTATAAGTAAACGGTGGTTGAATACATAGGATCCTCGAAACAGTATTTATGGGTAATAATATTTTTGAAAAACTAACGGAGAAGTATCCGTTTGTTACGCTTTGCGTGTATGCCAACACGGAATATGTTGGGGTAGTACAAAACAGGGATGACGCTGTTACAACCATCTACGACTTTGGTAGTGTGCTTGTGCAAGGGGATAAACTAAAGTTTTTAGAGTTGGCCAGCACCTGGTGGTGGGAAAGCAATCGTAGTGTGCCCATAAACATATTCTTGCGCGGAGATTGGGACCAATTCCGCTACACTCTACGAACATTTGTCAACAAAGATCTAGAAATCATACACGGGCCTGCTTGTAGCCTGTTGGACATAGCCCGCAAGAAAACCAAAAGAAAGAGTATAACATTAGTTAGAAGATTAGACTAATATGAATCCCTTGGACAATTTAAGCGTTGGTAAAATTATTTTAATTGTTGGAGCAGCCGGAGCAAGGAAGGATTTTGCCAGCGGGTGGCTTGGGCTGTGCGACAATTTTGTTAGGCTAAATTGGAGAATTGATCCATTAATAGGTTACA